TGATATGAGAACAAGTTATAAAGGAATTTACAAACCTACACACCCTAAAAAGTACGCTGGTGATCCTAATAGAATAGTTTATCGTTCACTATTGGAAAGGCGCATGATGGTGTATTTGGATAAAAATGATGCTATTGAGTTTTGGGCTAGTGAAGAAATACCTATTATCTATCGTTCACCTATTGATTACCGCATTCACAGATACTATCCAGATTTTATATTCAAGTTAAAAACAGGTAAAAAATTTATGGTTGAAATAAAACCATATCGCCAATGCTTTCCACCTAAGAAACCAAAGAAACAAGGACGTTCTTTTATGCGTGAACAATTAGAATATATTAAGAATCAAGCTAAATGGCAAGCCGCTAAAGTGTACTGTGAAGGTAACGATTTAGAGTTTAAAATCTTTACTGAAAAAGACATAGGTGTCTATAGTTAATATAAATATAGTAAATGGTTTCAATACTAGATAAATTAGCTAATAAACAAGGCGATACTACTAAATCAGCAAGTTGGTATAAAAACGCCATATCATCTATTGGTCAAAAGATTAGTGCTAATAAATTAATGGCACAAGGTACATTGACTGCTAGACCCAATCTAGGTTTATTAAATTTATTCTTTTATGATCCAAAGTATAAAGAAAGTTTACCGTATTACGATACGTTTCCATTAGTGTTACCATTGGAAGCTATCAAAGGTGGATTCAGTGGATTAAATTTTCACTATCTACCACCATTATTAAGATTAAGATTATTAGAAAATATGCAAAGATATGCAACAAGTCCTAGATTGAAAGATGCTAGATTTGATGTTAGCTGGGCAAGAGTTAAAAATATTCCTATGATTAAACCGACTATTAAAAAATATTTGTATAAACACGTTAGGTCTAGTTTTTTAAAAATAGATTTAACACAAGCAGCTATTGCTTGTTATTTACCAGTACAACAGTTTCAAAAAAGACCTGCTGGTAGTGTTTATAATGCTTCAAGGAGTATGGTATAATGGCTATTTTAAGAGGTGGAGTTCGTATTGGTGGATTTGATGTAAGATTAGGATTGCCACGTGATCGTTCATTAGACAATGTAGAAAACGATAAAAGATTTAGACGACCTCAAGGACCTCAAAAAGAAACTACAATGGGTAGAATGCACTCATATGTTAATGAGGCAGAAGGATTTGCTCGTAAGGCAAGATTTTATGTAGAGTTTTATTTACCAAAAGGCGCACAACCAATTGTTTTAGGTGATGATTTAAGCGAACCGTCTTTAAGTGCAGAAGAAACATTACAAACATTTAAAAAACAAAGCGATCTAATACCTATTCAAAATTCAAATGCTAAAAGAGTAAATGCTTTTTGTAATGCAATATCTATGCCAGATAGAGATATACAAACGTTAGAAGTTAAAACTGCAGGTCCAGCTCGTAAAATTGCATATGATTATAAATCAGCTGATATAACAGCAACATTCTATAGTGATAAATTTTTAAGAGAAAGATCATACTTTGAAACGTGGCAAGCAGCTGCGTTTAGTACTCAATCTCATAACTTTAATTTTTATGATAACTATGTATCTGATATAAACATATTTCAATTAGGAAGTTATGCTAGTAAGGCAGAGAGAGATGATGTAACATATGCTGTAAAATTATTTGATTGTTTCCCTAAGACAATAGGAGTTGTTGACTATGCATATGCTGATACTGATACTATAACAACGTTTAACGTTACATTTACATTTAGATATTGGGTAAATTATTTCTTAGATCGTTCTGGTACTATTGCATTAGGTGAACCAAACTTCAGAAATGTAGATGTAAAAAGTAGTTATGGTGCTTTTGGTGGATTAATGAATAGATTACCACCAGAATTACGTAGAGCTGGAACACAAGTATTAGAAGGTATTAAAAGACGTATACCAATCGGTGGTGTTACAGGTGGTAGAGTGTTTCCTCCATTTGGTAATTTACCGCCATTAAATCTATAATAAATAGTAATATTATATAATAAGGAGATAATTATGGCGTTGCCAAGAGTTGATGTGCCTACGTATGAATTGACGTTACCATCAGAAGATAAAAAAATCAAATACAGACCTTTTCTAGTTAAAGAAGAAAAGATATTATACATTGCCCTGGAAACAGGTGACAATAAACAAATGGTATCAGCATTAAAAGAAATTGTTGATGCTTGTACATTTAATACATTAAAGGTAGATAAGTTACCAATATTTGATATTGAATATATTTTTTTAAATATCAGAGCAAAATCAGTAGCAGAAATTGTTAAATTTAGAACAATATGTCCTGATGATGGAATAACATATGCTGAAACAGAAGTTGATTTAACTAAAGTTGAAGTGCATGTAGATGATAGTCATACAAATAAAATTGTAATAGATGATAAAAAGAATTTAGGACTTGTATTGAAATATCCTACACTTAAAAATTACGATATAGGTAAAGGTACAGATAATTTACAAGTTGAATCTATATTTGCTATTTTGATTGATTGCATAGATCATATATTTGAAGGTGATAAAATTTATCCTTCAAAGGATACATCTAACGAAGAATTAAAAGAGTTCATAGAATATTTACCTCAAGATGCATTCAATAAGATAAGAAAGTTCTTTGACACCATGCCCAAACTTCAAAAAGAAATTGAAGTTACTAATCCAAAAACAGGTGTTGTAAGTAAAGTAACTTTATCTGGCATTGCAGATTTTTTCGAATTGGCCTCGCCCACAGTAGCCTAGAGGCCTACTTCGAAACTAATTTTGCCTTAATGCAGCATCACAAATATTCATTGACTGAAATAGAAAGTATGTTACCTTGGGAGAGGGATATATACGTTTCATTATTAGTGACTTATATTAAGGAAGAAAATGAAAGACAGCGTGAACAATCACAAGCCAATAAGTAAATATACCTTTAGTGAAAACTGGTCTCCATCTGCAATAGATAATTCACAGTACATATTTGATAAGGTTCTTATACCTAATAAAATATTGGAAATAGGAACATTTGAAGGTTTTTATTCATTATGGATTGCAGAACAATTAGGTAAGCACGAACATTTTGAATTACATACAATAGATCCATTTAAAGGTATCAATTATGGTGTAGAACAATCATATTTTGATGATATAGAAAGTAAATGGAAAAATAATTTGTCTAAATGTGATTATAAGAATAAGATAACATTTCATAAAGATATATCTTTTAATGTATTAAATAAATTGTATAATGAAAATAAAAAATTTGATTTGATTTACATAGATGGTCACCATCGTTCATATAAGGTGTTGGAAGATTTAACATTATCATTTAATCTATTAAACTCTGGTGGTATATTGTTAATAGATGATGCAACGTTTTGGAAATATAGTTACGATTTTAAATTAATAGATGTAAGTAATGATATAGGTTTGACTCCTAGACTAGCTGTAGATACATTTATTCATTGTAATTGGGCTAGATTAGATGTGATTAATATACCTAATAATGTGCAAGTAGCTATAAGAAAAAAAGGTTTATCTATATAAATAGTATTATGAATAATCAAAAAGAATCGAATTTTAATACTAAATGGCGTCCAGCAATGGGTTGGTTATATCTGGCTGTTTGTGCATTTGATTTTGTTATATTTCCTGTACTATGGAATTTAGCACAAGCAACCTATTTAAAGAATATTGTATTTACACAATGGATGCCACTTACATTACAAGGTGCTGGTTTCTTTCATATTTGTATGGGAGCTGTATTAGGTATATCAGCATATGGTAGAACACAAGAAAAGATTGAAACTAAAAAGTTAGAAGCCAAAAAAATAGAAGAAGAACAGATAGGCTAATAAATGGCCAAAGATTTCATAGACGATTCAACATCACTAGCATTAGGTGTTAGACCTGAAGAAATGGGTATGGGTAGAGGCGACTTAATGAAAAAGGCTTCTTTTCTAAGAGCTGTAAAAGATTATACTGAACAGTCTACCGGTGGTCCTTTAGGCACTGAAACACTTACAAAATCACTTAGAAACATTACACAAACAATAGTTCAAAAAGTTCAAACAACAGTTGTAACTGCTACTAAAGCTATAGTTCCTAGTATTGAAAATGAGTTATATAAAATCGGTGAATTATTAAAAACTAATAGAGAAGATGATGACCAAAAAGCATTAGACATTATAGATAC